AGAAAAGAAAACCGCCGTCACCGCGCCCAGGATCGCGGCAATGTCCGTATTACTCAGCGGCCCCCACTCCATCTCAAGTTTACGCTTGGTCGCCACCCTGTCGATCAGGATTTCACCCTGCGCGTTTCTGTCTGCTTTCGCGGCCACATCATACACGCCCACGGACAGTTTCTGCGGCGTTTTCAGGTCTGAGCCGCCCACCTGGATCATGGTCGCCATATCACCACCTCACATTTCCAGCAATGGTCTGCCCGCCAGCCGCTGCATGTCGTTGATGGCGCGGATGCTTGCCTTGCCGAATGTTTGCCCGTCCACATTCAGTTGCACCGTCAGCCTGTTCAGCACACCCTCGATGGCCTGTTGCACGATGCTGCCGCCGCTTGCCGCGTCCATTTCGTTGTACCCGTAGCCCCTGCTTTGCACGGGCGACAGCGCGGACGCGTACAGTTCTTCGCGGAATATGTCGCGCATCAACCCCTCAGGCGTTTCGATGTTGCGCCCGTAGCGCTGATCACCCAGCACGCCGACAAACGCCTTATTGGGCGCGAACACGCCGCCACGGGCGAAATGACCGGGGTCGGGTGGAATAAATTCTGGAAGCAACGCGTGCGTAGGGGGTTGAACCAATCCAACCCCGCCCAAGTATCCGGGCGCTGCCCAGTCTGTTATGGTTGTTGGCGAGGGTGGTCTGTTTTCAAATTCGTTGTGTGCATACTCATGTCCACCTGTGCTTGTGTAATGGACAACGCGGTTGACGCGCTCCTGGATTTCGACCAACGCGGTTGCCTTTTTCAGCCCTAACCACACCAGAAACTCAGTCCATGCCAGTTCGACCTTGGCAATGGCATCTGCTATTTTGTCCCTGATGGGTTTTGCTACTTTGGTTTCAAACCAGTTCGCGAAATCCTGCCACGCCTTTTGTGTCGCAACCCATGCATCCTCGGCGGCGTCCTTGACCTCTTCCCAGTTCGTGACGCAGTAAATCAGGGCCGCAATCAATAGCGCAATGCCAATCATGATCAGGTTTGTTGGGTTCGACAGCAAACTGATCGCGGCTTTCAGGCTATTGAACGCGGTAATCACTTCGTTGATGACAAGCAGCCCTCCTATCGCAGCCGCCAAATCAAGCATGACCGTCGTTATCGTTTCAAACTTTTCAGGGTTGTTCTTTATCCATGTAGATATTTCATCAAACTTATCCTTGAGCCATCCAAGCGCGTCAAGTGCGGCCTGCGCCGTCCATTCTCCAATCGGAACCAATACATCATTATAGAATTTTTCAAGCGCTGGCCTTGCAGCCTCCAGCGCAGTATTCGCCGTATTCACGGCAGCGGTCAGCATGTCAATGAACGCTGGCGCACCCTTTGTTAATACGAAATTCCCAAGCGGAACCAGGATATTGTCATAAAACCATTTGATATTATCCCAGACAATAGCAGCCGATTCTTTGAGTTTATCCCACAAGCGCCCAAGCGCCGCCCGCGTGGGTTCTGCCTTGTCCCACAAGCGTTGAAGCCAGTCCGCTGCCGCGCTGATGGCTGGCCCCAGCGCTTCCATTGCCTCGGTCATCAGGTTCGTGTCAACGACTTCCTCAGGCACTTCGCCGATGCCAGCGCCGCCGCCCGCCGCGTTCTCCTCGGTCAGTTTGTTGATTTCGTCGAACGCTTTCAGACCGACCTGGCCATCCTTCGCGGCCTTTTTCGCTGCCGCCCCCGCCTTTTTATAGCCATCAGCGGTCTTGTCCAGCGTGTTGGCCAGCGCCTTGTTTGCCGTTGCGCCCGCCGCCGCCGAATTCGCCGCGCTTGCGCCCACGCCCCGGAAACCCGTCAGCGCCCACAGGAAATTCTTGAATGCCGTTGCCGCGAACTGCGCTGCACGCGCAACCTCTTTTAGGATGGGTATCACAATCGCCTGTATCGCTTGCAGCCCCTGCCCAGCCGTGATTTTCGCCATGTCGAACATATTGCCAAGAATACGCAACTGATTCACAGGCGAATCGATTGTCCGCGCAAGGTCGCCCTGCGCTTTCGCCGTCTGATCCATAATGGCGGCATAGCGTGCTTGCAATTTGACGCTTTGGGACATTTCCTGTCCCGCCGATATCAGGCCCATCCGCAGGGCGTATTGCTTGACGGTGTTTTCGTCCACCAGTATGCCAAGGCGTTTCAGCGGCTCTGTTTCGCCCGTGATACCCGCCCGCAATTTTGTGAACGCCTCTTCGCTGTCCAGGTTGTAGAACGATGCCATGTCCTCGGCAAGTTCGGTCAGGCTGGTCGCCATGTCATATGCGGCCTGTTCGGACTGGCCCATTGACTTGAACATGACATTGAATGTGCCTACGTTTTTGCGTAGGTTGTATTCATTCAAGCCCAGCGCCGCGCCCAGTTCCTGCGACCATTTGCGGGCCTCGTCGGCCATGTTGCCCATCGATACCGCAAACAGGTTTTCGCTTTCGACTACGTCATTCGCCATCGACAGCGATTCTTTGCCGACATTCCAGATCGCCCGTGCCAGCCGCGTGAAAACATACAATTTCAGGATTGTCCCCAGTTTGGACAATGCGCCGCCCGCCTTGGTCGCTTGTGTCGATACCCCGGCCAGTTGCGTTTTCACGCCCTTGAGTTGCGACTGGAGGTTGCCCATACTGGCGCGAAATTCAATCTGCAGCGTTTCCAGCGTTGCCGCCAATAGTTTCACCTCCCGCCTTTTCTACCCTCGTATTGTGCGATTTCGCGAACGTGCCAAGCATGTCCTTCATCAGCGCTTCGTCCATCGGCTCATCCCCCGGCAGCGGCGTTTTCTTGCCCGTCTGCACGATGCACGGCTTTTTGGGATAGCGTTTCGGCTCATGGTATGCGTGCGCCGCGTATGATCCCGCCATCCATGCCACCGCGTCCAGCCGTTGCAATGCGGTGTCTTGCTGCGCCTCAAACGCCGTGATGCGCCCGTTGACCTCGGCGGGTGTCATGTGCCAAAAGCCCCACGCCTCGCTGATGCCCGCCTTGAATGCGTCTTTGATCACTTTCCCGTACACTTCGCGCAAGGGCTTTACTTTGCCTCTGCCTTTTCGCCCTGCGCCGTCATAAAACCCGCCTGTTTGATCGCCTCGCCGATTGCGGCAACCAGTTCGTCCATCCCGTGCGTTTTCATGTATTCTTGCAGCAGCGTCCCGGCCTTTCGCATGGTCAAGCCGTTCTGATGCTCCGTCAGCCCCGCCCAAAGCAGGGCGCGGACGCTGGTCATGCCCTGCATCCCCAGGATGTCGCCCAGCCCCTTGCCTGTCATGTCCTCCAGGTCGCACACGCTGTTTACGGTATACTCCAGTTCGTAGGCGATACCCCCGATTTCGATTTTCATGCGTCCCTCCCCGCCTGATGAAAGAATCACGCCCGCGTGTTTCAGCGGGCGTGTGGTCATGTCACGGTGATGACATGGATTTGCGAGTAGCCCCCGCGATGGTTTGCCGTCTTGCACAGGCAGAAATAGTAGTAGGTGCCAGCGGCCAGCGCCGCCGTGGTATAGGTTGCGTTGTTTTCGCCCGCGATGATATTCGGCGTGACATAGTCGTTGGTGTTGTTGTCGTACCATTGGTACAGCGGCACGCCATATGCCACCGTGGTCGTGCTGTCAACTGTCGCCGGGTTGCCCGCCGCAATCGATTGCGCGACAGCAGCCTTCATGGCGATGACTTGCGCGTATCCCGTTACCCTCAGCGTAGCCCCGAATCCAACGGCCCCGTCCACCTCGAACGCGCCAGCGGCGTAGGCTTTGACGTATGCGGTGAACGCAACGATGGACATGTCAGGGAACACGATCCAAAAGTAGCCCGTGGCCCCGGTGCCGTACAACGTGCGGCATGTGGCCTGTCCTGTTTCCGTGGTGTCGTGGAACCCCGTCAGCGTGACCTCTCCGCTGTCCCTGAAACCCTGAATGAACTCGCGATAGTTGCCCGCGCTGTCCAGCGCTGTCACATCCAGTTCGTCCGAATCGCAAGCGATTTCGCCAATAGATGATATCGCGCCGATTTCAGTCGGCACATCCACGCTGTCGTAGGTCGGCAAGTAGTACAGCGCCGTCCCCAGCGCACGCATCTTAGCCATTTACATCACCGCCTTAAGCAACGGTGACCGCGCCGGTGATCCTCAAAGTCCCGCTGAAACCAACGGCACCGTCCACCTCGGCGGCACCGATGGCATAGGATTTGACGTAGGAATTGAATGACACCGTGCCAGCCGCAGCGGGCAGCGTGATGACCGTCGCGTCAATATCGCCAGTACCATAGCCCGTGATGATCGCGGCTTGTCCCGCGTCGCCGCTGTCATAGAACCCGGTCAGCGTGCATTCGCCGCCGTCTTTGAACCCTTGCAGGAACTCGCGATAGCCCCCGGTGCTGTCCAGCGTGGTGACATCCAGTTCGTCCGAATCCGGCGCGACCTCGCTGATGGACGAAATGCTGCCCACCGTCTGCGCGTTGAACGTGATTGCTGTGCCTAATGCACGAATCTTTGCCATATTGCCACTCCCTTACTGCATGATGTAGTTGCCGATAATGGTTGCCCTGTAGCGCATGGTCTTGTGGTGTATCCCGGTGTCAGGCTCGAACAAATCGTAGGCAAACGTCCGTTTCATCCGCAGGGTTGCCATCTGCGTGTCCACCGCCGCGCCCATTGTCGCCGTGGTTTCGGGCGTTGTCGCCCATATGTCCACGATGTATTCGACCTCCGTCTGGTACTCGTCCCCGTCCGCTTGCGCGAACTCCCTATTGTTGGCCTCGTACCATGACACGCAAGGCAGCGCCATTTCGTCAGTCGGATAGAAATAGGACACGCTGTATCCCGTGGCTTGCAGGGCGGCATACACCTCAGCCTGTGCCGTTGTCATGCGTCACCGCCCCCTTGTCATTTTGTCGATTGCCGTCCGCAGTTCGATCTCAGCCAGCCGCTGGAAGTCGGGACGCGATTGCTGCGCCGCAGGGTACAGGAACGGGCGGGCGGGCTGGCCCTTCGTCCACCTGAACGTTTTTTTCGCGATGGGATACACCCAGCCGCCTTTCGGGATCAGTTTGCCAGCACGCTTGCCCGTCTTGTAATACCACGGCCCGTGCGACCATGTGACAGGGACATTGGGCGATATACCCGCATGGTTCGCCGCGCCGACTGGCCCTGTGCCGAATTCAACGTATCATTTTGTTATCGTGCGGCTTTTTATCCACACTTCTTGCTGTCGCCAGCAAGGTCGGCGTACATTTTAGACCAACGCATTGCGCTGGCCCCCAAGCACTCATGGGGGCGTTATATTTATTCAGCCCCTACGCTCTACGGTGTGCGTTCGCCTTGCGTAATCAAACGCATTACCTCGGTGTTGCCTTTGCTTCGTACTTTTTGATTATGTCAATGAAATCGATACCGTCCTTGCGGTAACTTGATGCACGCCATTGCGGAATGTTATACCTATGAACCCATTGCATCGTTGTAAGCGTTTCGCCATTGTAGGTGTGATATACGCTGTCAGTTTTGTTGTATGATTGATCGATTAGCGGTATCCACCTACAGTTCCCGGGTTCATAATTTCCGTTGACATCAATTCTGTCTATCGTCAAACCTTTTTTGTATCCATTGCTTTCGGCCCATTCAATAAACTTATTGATGTCGTGCCACTCATCGCATATGCTTATGCCACGCGCACCGTAATACCTATATGACGGATTGCGCGGATTTTCACAGCGATTTTTCATGGCGTTCCAGCGGCCATATAGCGGATGATACGTTTGTTTGTGATTGTTAGTGATTTCAAGGTTGATTATGTCCTGTTTTTCCTTGATACACCCGCACGAACGTACTTTACCGCCAACAAGTGAATCGCCACGAATGGTTTTTTCTCTTCCGCAATCGCATTTGCACAGCCAGTAATATTGTCTACTGCCCATTTGCCCCTCATTGTTTATGACGGTCAGCATCCCGTAATGGTTGCCCGTCAAATCCTTGAGGTTCGCTCCTTTGACATACTGGCCTTTTCCGTTCCGCTGCACAATACCACCCCTGTGATATTGTACCAGTACCAACTTCGACAGTCAATAGCAGAATCAAAGGGTTTCACCGATTTTGCTCGGTTCTTTACATCGCCATTGCTGGCGAGTGCGGCATACGATTTACCGCGTGGGGACTGTTGGTGAACACGTAGCCCGTGACCATTGCGCCCGTGGATTCCGTACGGCTGCGGATCGCCGTGCGGCCAGCGCCTGACCCGCCCGATGTCGCCTGTGACGCTTTGCCCACGGGATAGTTCGACTGCGCCCGCGCACGCGCCACCAGCACGACCTTGCGGACGGCCTGGTTCAACGCGCCCTGCACGTTGCCGCCCATGCCGTTCAATTTCTTGATCAGGCTGTCCATGCCCCTGATATTATCAGGCAATGGCATCACGCCTTTCGATATTCGCCTCAACGTGCGTCTTCCAGTTGCTTACGGACACCACGCGCCACGGCGGGTCGGTCAGCGTGTCAGCGGCAAGCCATACGCCGTCGCCTATGCTCACGCTTGTACCCAGCGGCATGAACATTTGCCTGATGCGGTCAGCGCGTTCGCCGTATTCGGCCCGGATCGCCGCCGATGACACGGGCTGGACATCAGCCAGCACGGATACCTTGGTGCCATATGCTGCCGTGTTCGACCCCAGCGCACCAGTCACTTCCGTCAATGGCGCGACCTTGATGGTTTCAAAGTACCTTTCGAACAGCCTCATGACAGCATATTCACCACCCTGCACACGCGCCAGTTGTCCAGTTGCCCCTTCAGCCCAGCGGGCAGGGTGTCCACGGTGATGGACACCCCACCCTCGCTGTGGCTTGCCTTGCCCTCAAGGCCCGTGCGGTTGTAAGCCATGACCGCGATGTCCGTCCATGCGCCGTTCAGCGCGTCAGGCACGGCATCCTGACCCGTGTAGGCCAGGATCATGCTTTCAGCGTCCGTCACCATGTCCGTCAGCAGCGCGTCATACGTTGTGACGGCAATGGACAGCCGCCTTTTAACACGCGCCAGTTGCTCCAATGCGGTCATGCGTCATACCCCCTTACGCCTTGCTGGCTACGGTATCGTTGCCTGCTTTGTAAATGAATCCGTCCGACACGCCGCACTCGACCACCGTAATCAGATGGCCCGTGGTCAGCGTCAGTCCTGCCGCTGCTGCGCTCGTCATCGCCGTCCATGTACTGTCGGCCTCGTCCCCGTACAGCGGCGCGGGCGCAACAGTCGGGTGCGTCTTGTATTTATGCACGTTCGTCCCGGTCAGCGCTTCGGCGATCGTGACCACCGTGTTGCCCACCGTGCTGCCGTGCGCCACGGACGCAACAGTCAGCGCACCCAGTTTCACGCCGCTGACGTTGGTTTCGATGTCGCGCACGACATCCCACTTCGCGTCGCCCGGTGTCAGGGCCGTGCCAAGGTATACGCTGATATCATCCAGCGTCGCCCTCGGCAGGGTGTCCAGAGAGGTCAATTCGTGCTTGCTGGTGTCAACGTCATACCCTTCTGCGGTGTAGTACGCGATCGCATCAGTCGCGTCAGCGGCCACAGCCGCCGCGCCGTTCACAAACGTGATCTCGCCCTGTGCCGCATTGTAGTTTTCATCGGGAGCGAAGATTCTCGGCATTGATTCTCATCCTCTCTTACGCAATGTCGATGTTGCGAAGCACTGCCGCAGAACGGAGTGCCTTGTACGCCACAGCCGAAACCATTTCAACCTCGCCCGTCTTGACGGCCCCCGGCGCGGTCAGATCAGGCAGATAGGTGGACACGATGCCGCCACCCTCAGGCGCGATGCCATGCACGCCGTCCATGCCAAGGCGCACGGCGAAAATGCTGGTCACGCCAGCGGGCGAAGCGATGATCGGGGTCGTGGTGCCATCGATGTCGCCCAGCGCCATAACAAGGCTCCCACCCCACACGGACACCTCGTCACCGTAGTTTTCTTTGCTGGCAAGGTTGATCCCGGCTCTGTCCATGACGGACTGGAACACGGCATACATGTCCTGATTCATCAGGTACACGGACGGCGCACCGTCCATCAGCGCACGCAGCCGCCGCATGGCATCCAAGAAAAGCGTCCAGTTGGTCGTGATGTCGGCGCTGCTGTCAAGGTCGATCACGCCCAGGTTGAGTTCCTGCCCGCCGCCCGTCAGCAGTTGCTCCAGACCGTCGAATTCACCCGTGCCAAGGCCAGCGTTGCCGTTGATGAATTGATTGTGCCACTCGGCCATCGCCGCCTTGGTTTTCTGCGATGCCTGGAACGCGATATTGTCCACCACCTCGCGCTCATACATCTGCAGCACGCGGTCAACCTGGAACGAACCGCCAAGGATCGCCAGATTGACGCTGATCTGCGTGGTGACGGTTTCCTGCGCTGTGTATTCAGCATTGATCAGGCGCGGCGCAGCCGTGGGCTGCGTGGTCACGCGGTTGTAACTGTAGGTCATCGTCTGGCCAACAGGCTTGACGCAGTTGTCCCACAGCATCTGATCCAGCAGCGCGGATTTGCGGAATTCATCGATGACGTAGTTCGTCAGTTTGTTGTTTGACAGTTGCTGGGCATTCGCCAAAGTAATAGGCATAACTTGTCACCCCTTATTTTCTGCCTCGGTATAGGCTATCTCGTATTTCTTCCTCAAGCGTCTTTTCCTTCGCGGTTCGCGGATTGTTCGCACGCGGCGCGTCCCCGCGCAGCCTTTCGGTCACGGCCTTTTCCACCGCAGCCCTGAACACCTTTTCCACTGCGTTGATCGCGTCATTGGTATCGTCCGCGTTCGTGTACGGCAGGATTTCGTAAAGTTCTCGCGGCAGTCCCCTGTCGGCCAGCGTTTCGATGGCTTGCGCCCGCAGTTCGCGCCGCGTGATGTCCTGCTCCCGCGTTTTCAGCGCGTCCTCGGCTTTCTGCCGCTCGTGCGCCGCCCGCTCCTCCGCGTTCATCTTCGCCAGCCGCTGCGCCTCCGTCACGGCCTCCGCGATTTTCTTCTCGCTGTCCTGCTGCAGTTTGGCAAATCTGCGGCTGATGATCGAATCCAACTCGTCCTGCGTGAATAGTTTGCCCTGCGCGGGCGCGGCCTCAGCCTTGCCAGTATCAGGCGCGGCATCAGCGGCCACGGGTGCCGTTTCAGGTGCCAGCGGCGCTGGCGTTGCGGTGGTGTTATTGTCAGGCATGATGTCCTCCCCGTTTTACGCCCGTCGGCATTCCATCGCTCTTTAAGCCCTGCCGATGTGGAAGGGCAAACAAAAACCGCCTTGCGGCGGCTTGTCCCATGGGTGTCAGTTATATTTTGATTCCAGCCTCGCGCAATCGTTCGCGTTCAGCGACCCATTCGGCATAGTCGCGTTTCATCGCTGCGGGTGCATCGTCCCTGATTCCCGCAATCATCCCATCCTCGCCGAATATGGCATAGTTCCAGAAATACGGCAGTTCAGCGGACATCATATCAACTCCCTTTTCAGGATGTCCCATACGGACAGGGACAGCGGTGAAGCATTTTGTCCGTTGGTCATATAGTCAGACACGCATTCAGCCATACATTCGGACATATCCTGCGCGGCGTATTCAGACACGCCATGTATCATTTCGCTCATTGTCTGCCCAATTCCTGCCTGTGTTTTTACTGCGGCCAAATAAGCCTCATTGATGATCCGCGTGGATACGACGTTTTTCTCCCACATGAACCTCGCCAAATACCCGCCGCCCTGCGCTTGCCGCCTTATCAGTTCAAGTTCAAGCATATGGCCACCTTCGTGCATCCCCAGGCTTTCGACCCTGATGCCCTTGTGATGCCCATACGATATTGCGTCCTCAACTGTTTTCATGGTCTGGTAGTATTTGGCGTTGAAGTACAGGGTGCCGTCATAGTCATAGCCCATAATGCCAATGTCCAATGGTTCGATACCAGACAGCATCCCGTTTGTCGCAGGGAATTCGGCCATCAATTTCTCAAGCCCGCTGAATGATGTCTGTATGGCGTTGATGTCCAGTTTTCTGAATTCGTCTGGCACATCCAACCCATAAGTGTCTTTCACATGCTTGGCAAATGACTCAAACGTGACTGGCGGTGCCTGTGCCGCCAGCACATCACCCCGTCTACCTGCCCGCCACGCATCCAGCGGCGGTGCGCCGTCCTTTTGCCACGCTGACCATTCATTGTACCGCATATCAGCCGGGATCGTCTGCACCTCGCCCGTGCGCGTGTCCCGCGCCCTGCGCGTCTGGCCCTCCTTCGTCACGCCATCGATGACAGGCGCAGTCGTGCTGCGGCAGAAGGGGTGCATCGGATTGTAGTTCACGCCGACCTCTGCCTTGTCCACCGGGAAGGTTTGCCCGTCCAGTTCTTGACAGTTGTGGACGATGATGTTATTATTTATGTAGGCCCTATCAAGCGTCTGGAGGTTGTAAACATGGCACGTTCGGTTCTGGACACTTTTAGCGATGACATATTCTTCAAGTACAGGAACGGCGTACCCGCACGCAAACTGGCCAATGAATATTCTGTCACTACAACAACCGTCACGACCTTCCTTAAAAATTACGGGCTGCTTGAAAACGTCAAGCGTGACCAGCGCGACAAGAAGTCTAGCCTTGACGCACACAGGGCAGTCAAACTGTTTAACCAAGGATATGGCCCTAGTCAAATTATGCGGTTTCTTGGTCGCGGCAAGGTATGGTTTTATTCTGTCGTTAGGGACTATAACCTTGACCTCCGGGGTCATGCAGACGATAGACCCACACTCGCGGGACTTACAAAGGCATCCCAAAGCAGACAAGAAAACCCTTCTCTTCGTCCTGCTGAAAAAATCCTTTATGATGCCATGATTGAACATGGCTGGATTGTTACCCCGCAATATTCTATCGGTATCCTCAATATAGATTTTGTCATTGACAGCATTTCCGTCGCCATTGAACTTTGCTGCCGTGGAACCAGCGCCAAATACCTTAACACGGGATACCTTGCTGAACGCATCAAACAACTCGGACAACGCAGTTGGCACGTTTATGTGCTTTTTTCTAGGGATGACAAGGAACTCGCTCGGCACGGAATACAGGATTTGATTGCCTGGCTCGATTTTATCAAGCGTCAGCCAGCCGTCAGGCGTCAATACAGGGTGGTCAGGAGTCCCGGTGATTTGCTTTTCACCGGATGTTGTGACAGTGATGAGGTTTCCAGAATAATGTCGCCTGAACACCTTTTCGATATCGCTGAATGAATACGCCTTGTCCGTACCCACGAAACACACGGCTGATGTCCTGTTGTCCAGCACGGCAACGAACTCATACCGCTCAATCCCCGCGTCCGCATACGCCTGTAATTCGGCCTGTCCCGTGACATACGCGGTTTCCGTCCGCAGCAGCCTGTTGGCCGCGAAGCGGCCCCTGTCCACATTGTTCGCCAGTTCTTCGGTTAACTTGTTGAACGTCGCTGGCGTGGCCTTGCCCACAGTCAGCACATCCAGCAACCCGTCCTGCAACGTGTCCACCAGCGCGTCCCGGTTCTGCCACACGCGGCTGCTGAAATTCTCGCCTGACCAGCGGTTCGTCAGGATTCTGCGGATGTCGGCCTGGGATATCCCCGCCATTTCATAGCCCAGCCCAGCCGCCTTTTGGATGTCGAATGTTTCGCGGGCGTAGCCCCCTTTCGCCATCGCGGTCAGGTGTTCGCGGGTTTCGGTCAACTGCACATCAGCGGCCTTGGTCATTGCCACGTTTGCCGATTCATGCATGGCTTGCAGCCGGGATATCCTTGCGCGATACGCGGGCGCATTCAGTTCGCTCATCAGCCGCCGCTTTTCGATGGGGTCGGTGACCGTTGCGGCCCTTGCCCGCAGTTTATCCAGCACCGTGTAATCGGTCGGCTGGTTCAGCCAGCGCATGGCCTCGCGCTTGCTTAACCCGCTGATGCTTGCGAAATTGCCGATGATGTCCTCAACGTCATTATCCAGCGATGTCAGCGCACGGCTGTACGCCCTGCTGATGCGGGACATGGTGGCGGTGGCGGCCCGGTCATAGTACTGCCCCCTTTGCGCCAATCTCCCCAGCCAGTACGCATTCGGCATGGCTTATCCCTGCTCCTCATCCTGTTCATCATCAGCCTTCTCGCGGTTCGCGTCCGGGTACGCCCCGAACATGGCTTGCTGTTCGGCTACGCTGTCCTGCCGCTGCTGTTTCAGCATGTCGATTGCCGCCGGGACATCCTGCACATACGGGATTTGGGCAAGCAGCATTTGATCAGGCACAATGTTTTTCAGGGTGGCCACCGTCTGCGCGATTTCGGCATCATTCACGGGCAGGGATCGCGTGAACGTCATCGTCACGCTGTCAGCGTCCAACGCCGCCGCGCCCTTGACGGACAGGAACGCCGCAAACAGGCGCAGCCGCTGCCGCAACCCCTCCCTGAACCACCGTTCTTTCACCTTTGTCAGTTGCTCAAGCCCCAGCAGTTTGTATTTCATGGCCACGCCGCTGCTGTTGCCCGCAAAGTTCTCATCGGTCAGGTCAGGCACCATCGAAAACTTGTGGATGTCCGACTTGATCGCTGTCCGCAGTACATCCGTATCGGCCTCGTTCAGCGTCTTGGTCAGCCATTCTGCCTTGGCCCCCTCAAGCGGCAGGGCCAGCGTTTTGTCCTCGCGCAGCCGTTCGCCCGCCGTGCGCGTATCCCCGGCCACGGGCGCGTCAAACCCCTGCACCCCGGTCAGCACCAGAAGGCTGTCGGTGAACTGGGCTTTGTCATTGACGCGATCCGACTGCAGCAGATCGTAGGCATCAATCAGCGACATGACACCCTCGAAATCCCCGGTTTCCACGCTGTTATTCCAATATTCGGTCATCGGCACGTTGCCGAATGCGTGGGTTTCGCGGCTTTCTTCCGTCAGCGTCACGCCCAGGTTCGATGTGCTGAACATAATGACTTCGTCAGCCGTGTACGCCGTGACGGATTCTGTGCGCGTCAGCCCGCCCGACACGCTGACAAGTCGGTACACGCCGAACAGCGGCATGTGCGCCACCGTATTGTCGTACACCACGAACGCATTCAGCGGGTCTACGGCAGCGGTCATCGGCTCAGCCCGTTCACTCGCATAGCACAGTTCGCACCCGCGCCCGAATATGGCCGCGTGCAATGCTATTTCGCTGTCCACGGACTGCACATCAGCCGCGTCATATGCGTCCAGCACGGCATCCAGCGCCGCCTCCTGCCCGACCTGTGCGCTGTACGCCACGGGATTGCCGATCAGGTATCCGCTGGTCATGATGGCGATGTAATTCGGGTATCCATGCACCAGCATGTAGTTCGGCAGGCCCGTTGTCCGCTCCCGCGCCAGGATGTCATGGTCGCCCGCGAAATAATTGTATAGTTCGGTCAGGCGCGTCAGTTCCAGGTCATGCTCGGCCAGTACCGCCGCCACCAGGGCCGCGTTGATTTCAGTTCCCCTACTTCTGGTTATCATCAAATCCCCAGCCCTTCCCTGTTGAATGTGGTGGCGTACCGCGCCGTGCTTTCGGCCTCTAAACTATACCTGACGGCATCCAAAATATGATCGTTTCTGCCTTCAGGAATCCTCATGCTATTGCCGTCTTTGTCTTTTCGCCATTGGTACATTGCCAATTCATTGCGCGTGTTCTGGCAATGCGTGTCCACGATGATTTCATGCGACTGCAGCCATTGAATCCCATGCTCCACGCTGTCCGCGCCTTTCTTCGCTGGCACCGCGTTGATGCCATAGTTGCGGAGTTCGGCGATGGATTTCGGCTCCGCGCTGTCGCAAGTGACGTAATGCCCGCCCGCGAACGATTGCAGTATCCCGGCCAATTGCTGGTTCACCAGCCCGCGCTCGTACACCTCATCAAGCACATATATGCGCTTTCGCATCCTGTCATAGTGCAGTTTGACCACGGCGCAGGGGTCGCTGCTGAACCCAAAATCCAGCCCTATGCGGATGTTGTCGGCGTGGGTGGCGAATTCGGTTAAGTCCTCGGTGCGCCAGTTGCGGAATATGAGGTCGCCGATGATGCCCCAGTTGCCCAGGGTGTACACCTCGCGGTAGTACTCATCCTTTTCACCCTCAAGCGCCGCCTTGTCTGCCGCTGTCAGGAATAGGTTGTCTTTGTAGGTGGTTTTCAGGATCGATAGGTTATCCGTTTCGGCGTATTGTTTGCTGTCATCCCATATCCCGAAGAATTCGGAGTATATCCAATGGGTTTTGAACACGGGATTGAATGACAGCGTGATCCGCTTGGGATGGTCAGACTGGCCCCGCAAGCGCTTGTCCAGTTGCTTGTAGTCATCGTATGCGGTTTCTGTGGCCTCCTCCATCCATATGTCGGTCAGCACCCCTTGCGCTGGCGTGATCGACTTGATTTTCTCAACATCGTCCAGCCCTGCGAATATGATTTGCCAGCCGCGCATGGATGTGATGAAATAGTCCGATTTATTGACGGTGAAGTACTTTCCCAGGCCCATCGTATCAATGGCCTTGAGGATTTCATTCCAGCACGATCCGCGCAGGGTACGGGCGACATTGCGGACAACCAGCGTGTTGCGGCCCGCCATTGCGTCAAGCACGACCCGCTGGGCGATGAAGTATGATTTCCCCGATGACGCGCCGCCATAGAACAGTTGGTAGCGCCGCTGGTTCTTGGTCACATGCGGCAAGTACTTCGGGTTGAACACATCCGCGTCAATCTGTATCTTCCGCATCGTCCTTTTGCGCCTTTATTTCGATGACGAAATCCCCGCCCATTTCGTGGGACAGCGCCATTGTGTCGGCGGGCTTCTCCCCGCTTGTATCGCGGAGAAACTGCAGCGCGGGAAGGTCGCCCTTCAGCGCCTTTTCCTGCTGCTTGTAGACGGACAGGAACATCATGGTCAGTTCTTCGTCCATCACACCCAGTTGCGCCATTTTCTTGATGGCTGCATCGGGTACGTCAGGCTTCAGCCCCAGGATGAATTTTGCGGTGTCGCGCATGGTGCGCTGTTCCCGTCTTGCCCTGCCCGATTCAGCGCCGCCTTTCTTCTGAATTTCCCTTTGTTCATCCTTTGTGCGCTGGTTCAACGGCACAAGGTTTTCAACGCCAGCCATGCGATCACCCCCTTATGGCCTGTTTCTGTCAAATCATCGCAAGGGTTTCATCGGACAGCGTTGCCCTGCGCCCCTTTGCCTTGCTGGTACCCCTCAGGTTGCTTTTCTTGTATTTCCCTGAACCCGTTGCCATAGCCTGTCACCTCGCAATCCCTTGGATTTCTTTTTATCGATTGTTTTGTATGCCGCGATGATGTCATCCATGAACTGCTTATTGAACTCATACAGCGGCCCGTCCTCGACCATGTGCAACTGCTCGATATTCATGGATGACCTCATATTTGCCGATCCGTGGATGGTCAGGTGCAGTCCCGTATACGACTTGATCAGCATGATTTTACTGTGTATCCCTGCCACGGCCAGTTGGAATATATTGTCATGGTCAAGTTCCTGGTACATATATGGGATCAGGCGGTTGCGCTCATGCGCGTAGAAATAGTGCGACACGATGACATTCAGGGCTTCGCACCGCTTCATCAGCAGCACGTTTTTCAGGCTGTCCACGTTGTCCTCGGACATGGACAGGGTGCATATGTAGCACTCAACGGCGTACACGCCGCGCATGGCCAGCGCCTCAAGGATGTCGCCGAAAATGAAATTGCCGCTCACGAACCCGTACAGGTTTGCGCCCTTCTCCAGCGGCATGGCTTGCGCCATTTCCTTCGCGTGGGAGAAATTGACGGTCACGGGCTTTTTCAAGCGCGGCTGCATGTAGCGCGTGTCCAGCCCATCGTCCTCATCCATCAGGGTGAATCCGTCCAGGCTGTCGATATCGTATGCTTCCATGATGTCGCCAAGGTCGAAGCCTATGTCGATATCAATATCGTCCGTGGTTTCGTCCCCGGCCTTGATCGCCATCATGTCACCCCCTTTCAGGCGGTTGCCGTCATCCTGCCTATCAAGTGAAAATGCTTTATATCGTAAACCCTTATCCCGTTGCGCGTGGTAAAATACTGCGTCTGTTGCAGGATATCCAGCCATTGCCAGTAAACGGTGCCGTCCATGTCAACCACAAGGAATATGCACCGCACATCCTTTGCGCGATAGAAGGCCATTCGCATGTCGGCTTGGTATGCTTCCAGCCCGTGTCCATAGAACGGCGGCGGCTTGAACAGTTCCTTGTGCTTGATTTCAGCGATATACCACGCGCCATTTTTTTCAAACAGCCAGTCAGCCTGAAATATCTTGTCGCACTTGAAATAGTCCTTGATGATTTGCCTTGCAATGATTTCGCCCTGCCGCCCGATTTCGGTGATGCTCATAATTCATCACCCCAAGCGTCCCATCCATCGGCAGGGTTTCGGCAGAACAGTTCAATGCGCGGCAGTTCACCCACAAGGCGCGTGATCAGCGTCCGCACGATGTCAGGTTTTTTGCTGTGTTCTTCCACGGGCGCGTCAACGATTTGGGATATTGATGCGTCAAGACGCGTCACATGGCCCCGTGTCGCCAGCAAGCACAATTCGGTGTTTGCCCTTGTCCATGCGCCGCAACCAAAGAACGGCGTTTCAGCGTTGCGGTTGCGCTTGACCCACACGAATGCAGCAGTCGAATACTCAAACCCCCATGCCTTGATGACCCGGAACGAATCTGGAAGGATGGGATACGTTACCCATAAAAAAAGGACGCTGTTTGCGTCCGCGATACGTTCGACAGGCAATGTGCATATTTCATCAATGGTCATCGTGTGATAGTGCAGGGATTGGTTTTTGTACCCGCCTTCCCAGTATTGCCACGCAGGGTCGGCGTAAATGATATTGTATCGTTTATCCGTGGCATGTATGTCGATTGCGTCTGATGGGATGCCGCTTCGCTGTTCAGCATTGCGTTCTATAGCGTCCCGTTTGTCCTGTGCCTCCTGCGCCTTGATCTTTGACATGACGAAAAGGCGGCTTGCAATGTCATCCTTTTCACGGGCTTCCGCAATGGCCTGTTCTACGATTTCAGGATAGTTCGCCAGTTGCTGAAGTCGTTGCGCCTGTTTCATGCTGAACCCAATTTCCGCGAGCGCGTCAGTCTTTGTTGGCAACCTCACGACATCGGTGTCGCGAGGTTCTAAGTCTGTCCTTGCGCCTGGTGCGCCATCAATCGCCGCCATCATCCCGCCCAGTTTTACTTCGGCGCGTAGCACGACCTCCGCGATGTCCTGCGCCTCCTGTAGTTTCTGCCTGTGAACATCGCTTGCCAGTCCAAGTTTGTTGATGGCCCGCATTTCTGCGCGTACCGCAGCCATTCTGTCCCGTCCGATCAGGACGAACCGCGCAAGGTCATCAATCGTTGCGGGCAACGCGCCATTGGTGATGGTGATGTCTGTCATGGTTCAACCTTTCCCCAACGCTTTGCGATAAAAAAGCGCATGAAAAAAGGGCTGGTAGGTTGGCGACCAGCCCCTTCGGCCTTGCAAAGCCGTTCATGCCCACAAACGCATTAAGCGTTAATGGCTATATATCAACCCGCCACAAATGCGCCGCAGCCCCGCCTCAAAAAGCGACGCGCCCGCCGCCTGAAGGAGGGACAACAGGCGGCACCCCTGCTATTCGTTCATGCGCCGCACATCGTAGTCCGCGCCCGTGGCGGTGCAAATATCGCACTCGCACAGGATTGGATCAGCGCACGGCACGCGGGTGATGATGTAGCGCGGGTCGTCAAGGAACACCTGAACGCAACGGATGCATAGCGTCATCACCACCCTCCATCGCCCCGTTTCAACAGAAATGGGCGGGGTTTGCGTCCCGCCCGTGCCTGTGTCCGTATCTTTACGAGTACAGTATATCACGGATGTCAATGTTTTTTCGTGTCATTTTGGATTTTGCAGACGATTGAACGCCTCAAGCGCCCATCCGTGAAGGTGTTTGATGTAGTCCTCATCCAGCCCCATGTCAGCGGCGATGTCGGCCCACGATTCACGCGGCGCTGAAATGTAGCGGCGTTCAAGCACATCCTTGAGCCGCCCGGACGGCAGCGCGTCCAGGTCGCGGACAACGGTGCGCCGCTCATCGCGCAGGGTATCGATTTCGGCCTGTATGTCCCGCGCCAAATCGATGGCCTTAACCACGCACTCCTCCATCGGCGACACGGCGCTGTTGCTTTGCACAACGATGGATTTCAGCGCCTGTTCAAGGCTTGTTGCCTTGTCCATGTAGTACTCGACCAGCCGCAGGCGGTTTGCGATGCGGCTGTCAAGGCTGGCGATCTGCCGCAATCGTTCTTTTGCCGTCATGCCTACCCCCACCCGTTATCGTTTGCGCTGACGCGCCCATGCGAACAGCAGCGCCAGCGCCGCCAATCCCGACATGAATCCCACTATTGTCCATCCCATAGCCCAGCCCTTTTCGCCGCGTATATCGGCATCCTGTACGGGCAGTCCCCGCCAAAGCACCAGTCGCACAATTGCCAGAGCCTCATGCAATAATACTGGCGCAGCGGTTCTTTGTGCTGTTCGCGGGCAGCGGCCTCATAGTCGGCCATCACGCCAGTTTCCGTCCGCACATAGGGCAGTATTGGATTGCCTGTAAATAAGTTGTCGATGCTATTTTGACTGATTCAAACCATCGCCATGAATTCATTGTTAGAACTGTTATTTCATCAGCATCACAATACGGGCATTTGTTTATGTTTTGATAGCGCCATTCGTAATAGTCGCGATATGGTGGTCTGCCGCAATCGCCTTCGCACACGGCACATTTTCCACAAATGTGGTCGTCAACGCCTTTCCATTTGCATGTATCACAGCACGAAACCACGGCCAGGTCTTGCAACATTTCTTTCCGTGTCATTTTGAATCCTCCTGCAATATCAGCGGTATGGGCATCCAATATTTGCCGTGCCGTTTGTGGTAGTCGCCCACTTGCGGGTATGACTGCTCATCGTATGCCCACAGCACGGTTTGCGCGTTGCTGGCATCGTCCGCTGTCGGTTGCTTGTCCTCATACCTGATCCAATGTGCAGCCCTGCCCAACTCCAGGCCGTGTCGCTTGCCCACGGCGTACCCGCGCATGAAATTATCGCCTGGATTGATGCTCATTGCGCTACCCGCTTTCGCGCCGCTGGCCCGAATTTGGACGGCAGGCGCTCATGATCGTTTCGGTTCGGCTTTGTCGCCGAAGCGTGATAATTGACCACATGGTCAGCCTGGTACGCGGCGTATCGCGGGCAGTCCGCGTGGCACAGTTCGTGCCGATCCGGGCATCCGTGGCAGGGCGATGAGTTGATTTTGAATGCCATCATATACCCCCTGAATGTTATTTTGACGATATCCCCCTATCGGATAAACCAGAAGGTGCGGCCCGGATGCAATGCACGCAAAAGTCACCGCAGGAACCAGCCGAATTTCTTTCGACCTGTCCGGGCCGCTTGCGCCGGGTGTGTTTCCCGTCCTAACGAAGGATCGCTCCGCTCGATTTGTTGGTTCCAAAGCAGCGAATCCCGGCGCGTTGCCTTTCACGCTTGCCTCAAGGCACCACCGCCTTTCATACGGGCGCATTTATGCCCGCGCCGTGCGGTTTGTTTGATGCATCCCGTACAGCGAAAAGCAAGTGTTCATGCCGCGCTTGCGGCACAAGTCCATGCTTGCCGTTGTCGCCTGTGTGATCACAGCGCGGATGTCGCCCTTAGTCGCGCCCGTGTCGAACGCTATTTCGTTGATGTCCGCGCCCAGCCGAAACATGCTGATGATCTTGTCCCGCAGTTCGTCAGTCATTCGCCGTCCCTCCCCAAATCCTCATCGAACGGGCATCCCAGCGGCTCCTCGCCGCGCCAGTTGTCGGTCGGGCGGTATTGTGACCGCGTTGTGTCGAAACCCTGCGGGTAGCGTCTTTGCAGTTTGTGGACGTTGTGCAGCGCGATGTCATCCAGGCTTGCGCCGATGGCGCGGGCGGCAAGGGCGCAGTACCAAAGCACATCCCCGACCTCGTCCGCGATCTTGTCAGGCTCAGGCGGGTGGCCCTGGTACAGTTGTTTTTTGATGATATCGGCGACCTCGCCCGCCTCGCCCGCCAGCCCCAGGGCCGCATTGCCCAGCATGTCGTTTTGCCCCAATGCAGGGCATGTCCGCATCGCCAGCGTCTGATAATCGTTAAAATTCATTCGCCTGTCCCCCTGCGCCTGTCCGCTTGCGCCGCCGCCGACAGCACCGCGCCGATCACAAACCCGCACACCAGCCCGATTGTGTGCGCCAGAATTAGCCACGCCCAATGGATCACGCCGCGCCCCCTTTCAGGATGTCCACCGCCGCCAGCATTTCTTTCGCCCACAGTTCGACATCGCTTGCCGTCAGCCCGTTGTTGACGGTGTCATACACGTTGACCATGAACGCGCCGTCCTCATCCACGCCATAGGTTGCGAATTCACCCGCCACCGTCACGATTTTCAGCCCTGCGGGCATGTCATTGACATCCATCACTCCCACTCCTCCATCGCCAGCCTTGCCAGCAGTTCTTCGCATTCGTCCGGGCAGTCCGTGAACGGCACCGTGCTGTAGTCCTCATCATCGGGCATGATGTTCTTGGCCGTGATTTTAATTTTCATGCGTCCACCGCCTTTCGTTGCGATAGGTCATGCTTCCCATCAGTAGCGCCCATTCGCGTTTGCCCATTTCTGGGCAGGGTAATGTCGCATCCCGGCTGGAAAATCTCGCGAAGCGCCTCAACCACCGCATCATCGTCCAAATCCCCCTTGCTGATATCGGTCTGCATGGTAGTCATCCCCCGTCAACTTTTTGTAGTGCGCGTCCATAAAGTCCCGCAAAATTGGTTTTTGCGTCATGCGATACCAGTTGCCGTTTGCGTATACTTCGACCACCCGCCCCTCATGCCCAATATCCACATCATTGTCCGGGTCTTTGTCGTAGTAATGGACTACCAAAACCACCGCCTTTCTACCGCTTGCGGATATGTCCTGCGCCATACGCGCCAACCGCCCCAATTGCGCCGTGTTGATGCCATCCCCGCACTTGCACTCGAGCAGCACATACGCGCCGGGAAACACCATGTATCCGTCAAGGTCGCTGAACGTGCCGCACGGGAACCGCAGCGATTTGAAATCAATGAATCGCGCCTTGAACCGCTTGCTGTTCATACGTCCTCGCCCGTCAGCGTTATTTCTATGCGCGGATCAGCCGCGTCAAACGTGTACAGTTTTTCGACCCATAATGATGACACGCACCCGTCATCCGAAAACGCGACCCCGTTGTTCAGCGCGTCAAGCACGACCTTGGCCAGATTGTCCGCGTCGGGCTTGTGTGGCATCGGCTTGCCCTCCAGCGCAGCCCGCGCACGCTTGGACAGGCTTTTCGGGACGGCGAAGTACGCCCGTATCAGCGCCGTGACAGGCCCGCGCAGTACGGCCCGCCCATGCGCCGCAATGTATGCCATGCGGATTTCTTGCTCATATGCCGCCGTCTTGTCAGGCGTGTAGGTCGCGACATACGCCCCGCGCCGCGCAAATCGCGGGCGGCCCTTGCCCTGCGGCGTGCCGGGAACCGTGAACGCCAGCGTCATGCGCCATCACCAAGTCCGCGCAGCAGGCTGAATCGCATCGTGCCGCCGTCAAAGTTCACAGCGACTTTCATCCCGCTTTGCCCTTGCCGATTCTTTTCAACGATCATTTTCACAAGGCGCGGCCCCTGGACGGGCATCGGCTCATCATCGTCAGCATCCGTGCGCGGCGTGAACATCAGCAGGATAAAATCAGCGTCCTGCTCGATGTCGCCGCTGTCGCGCATTTCGGCCATTGTCGGCACCTTGCTTTGCGTCATTTCGCTGACCCGGTTGAGTTGCGACAGCGCCAGCACCGGTACATCCAAGTCCATCGCAAGTTCTTTCAGCCCACGGGATATCTGCCCGACCTCGACCCGCCGCGATTCGGCCCGCTGTCCGCTGTTCATCTGCTGCAAGTAGTCCACGACCACCAGCCGCAACCCCTCGCGTTTCTGCATTTCAGCGGCCTCGGCCCTGACGGCAGCGACAGAACGCGCACCCGCCGGGAATCGAATCGCCAGTTTGATTGCTTGCGGGTAGTAATCCAGCAGCACCTGGTGCTCCTGCACGGACGGCGTTCTGTTTGCGATTGCGCTGCTGCTCACGCCAGTCAGGTGCGACATGATCCTGCCCGCGACCTCCTCCTTTGCCATTTCGTAACTGCAGAACAGCACAGGCCCAAGCCCGCCCGTTGCGACAGCCGAAGCCATCGCCAGCGCGGATTTGCCCGTTGCGGGACGCGCACCGATGACATACAGCCTGCCGCCCTGCATCCCGCCTGTTACATTGTCCAGCACCGACAGCCCAAACGAAGCCCGCTTTTTGTTCGGATTGTCGAACCCTGCATTCAGTTCGCGGATTGCGTCGGCCATTGTTGCGATGGTTGTTTCCTGCGCGGCCACGCTACGCATTTCGCTGGTCGCGTGCGCCACCAGTTCGTCTACATCGCACGAACAATCATCAACGCCAGCCAGCACATCCTCCACGGCGCGTTTCACCTTCCTGCGCCGCGCAGACTCGGCCACCAGCGCAATGGCCTGTTTCGCGTAGATCGGCGATGGCACGGACATCTGGCAGTCAACAAGGTAGTCCGCGTGCCGATGCCCTGTGCGTTCGGACAGCGTCATCAGGTCAACGTGCATCCCGTCCCGCAGAATGGCGTTCATCGCGCCGACAATCTCCGCGTCGCGGCTGTCCTCGAACGCATCCGCGCCCAGCCTGACAACATCAGCGGCGTATTTCTCCTCCAGCAGCGCCAGCCCGATTGCCAGCATCGCGTGGTTATTCAAGGATGTATCCATCAAGGCTGTCCTCCTGTTCATGGGCGCGTCCGAATTCATCGTTCCAGCGCTCCTGGTTCAGCCATGTCGCCGGGTGCGGGATGTACTGCCCGTTGTCCTTCGTCCATTGCGGCGTTGATTTTTGCTTGCGTATGGCACCCAGCATACAAAGCAGCAGCCCCTCGTCAGGCGCGATGCGTGCAAACGCTTTCGCCGCGCCGGGTTTATTCGACTTGCGCGGGTATTCAGCCCAGAACCGGGCAAACATGGGATCGTCCGTCTTGGTTTTATCCCGCCGCGCATCCCCCCCTGCGGGGGGTATAGGGGGGTTATTTACGCTAGGCTTACCTAGGCTATACTGCGCGTCCAGATTGGATACAGGTTGGATACACCCTGTATCCAGACTGGATACATCCTGGATACATTTTGTATCCAACGCGCCGTCAACGGCTGTGCGTTCGGTGTATGCGCGGTTGTCCTTGATTGCCAGCCGCTTGAGTTCGTCCTGGTACAGCGTGGGCTTGCGTCTGTCGTTTTGTATGTAGTTGTGAATCCTCCAATGCTTGATGACTACTACGCCCGAATCAAACCCGATGATGAACCGCTTGGCAAGCAATACGCGCATGTCGTCATCGCCAGCATTGACCATCCGCTGGATTTTGCGCGGATTATTGACGAACCCGTCATCATCGGCCCGCATCGCAAGGTGAAAGTAAAGCATTTGCGATGACGGCGGCATGTCAAGAAACGCATCGCTGTCTACGATAGACCTTGCGAACATCCGTCTTTCAGCCATTGCCGTGGTTCCTCCTGCCGCCTTTTACCGGGAGGCGGCGAACCCGTGCGCGTCAGAAAGGTAAATCTGAATCATCCTCAACCGGGATGAACCCCTGCTGTTCCAGCGGTTGCTTGGTGTCCAGCGCCGCTTGGATGGGGTCTGCGGGCGCGGGTGCCGTGCGGATGGTTTCCAGTTCGTCCACCATCAGTGTCAGGTTGCACTTGGTCGTGCCGTCCTTCGCGGTGTAGGTTTCCAGCCCCACGCGGCCCGTGACGCAGCATTTCGTGCCTTTCTTGATCCATTCGCTGTGCAGCGTGGCCCGTTCTCCGAACTCGCTGCACTTGAAATAGTCCGTTTCGGGATGGGCATCGTTTTTGCCCTTGCGCTTGTTCACGGCCACCGTGAACCCCAGCACGGGTGTGCCGCTTGCCGTTGTCCGCAGTTCAGCATCACGCACGCTATTGCCCAAAATGATGCACTTTTGCATTTAAACCACGATCCTTTCGCGCCATGTCTTATAATTCCAGTCAAAGCGCGCCGCCTGAAAATCAGGCCAGTTGCCGCTTTTCTTGCCGCACCGCTCACAGGCGATGTAGTATTTCGTTGTCATGTTGCCCATGTAGTCCCTTGCGATATAGGGTTTGCAGACGGCCTTGCCGCCGCACTTACATCGTTCGATCATGCGACACCCGCTTTCAGCACATCGGACAGCGCCACCAGATACTCGCCAAACTCCGCATCCGTCATGGCGCGGATGGGCTTGACCGCTTGCATGGTTGTCGCGGCCATTTTGCTTTCGGCCTCCATGAGCGTTTGCTGATTGCCACCGAACGCCTTGACTGTCTTGACGATCATTTCCTTGCGGTTTGCGACTGTCTCCGCGTTTGCCACCATCGGCTTCGGCGGCGTTTTGACGGGTTCGGGCTCCTCGCCTTCGGGCAAGTCCTCGCCCGCGTACACGTACAGCCCCAGCCCGTGCCTCGCCACGGCCTTGGTCAATGACCGCTGGATGGCCTTGTTAACATCGAAACTGGTGACCTTGTCTGCCGGGATGGATGCATTGCGAAAATCCATGACAGGCAAGAATTCGACATGCTCCAGCGTTACATCGTCCGCGACGATGGTCACGCCCGTTTTCACCCAGCAAGTGCGCCCGTCCGTGTGGTAGCACCAGCCCTGCGCGTTCTCATACACGGTATAGAAACTGTGCGGATAGCGTTTCTTGACCTCAGCCCATGCCCAGGCCCAACTAAGGTATGTCAGGTTGTTTTTCTTTTCGGTCTTGTCATTGACATTGACGCTGTTCAGCGTGACGAAATAGTTGTCCATCGTTTATCCCTCCTTCACGATGAACTCGTCCGGGCGCGGCACCACGCGGATGCCGTCCACCTTCTCGCCGCTGTCCTTGACGTATGCATCAGTTGACGAAAACGCCAGCCGTTTTTTCAGCGCGTCCCACTTGACGCGCCAATCAGCCACCGCGTATTCGGTCAGATTCCTGTCCATCAGCCAGCGCAGTACAGCGGCCTCGTCCCGCACAAGTTCGGGCTGGCGCTGTTTGCGGATCAGCGTGCCGCTCAACAGCCTGTAGGATTCCATTGTCTTCGTGGCGCGGCGTTCCCGCGTGTTGAAATACGATTCCAGCCGCCGTTTGTGCCAGTCGGCCTTGCCGTCGAACTCGCCCGCGATAGCGTCCCGGCGCATGGTCAGTTCGGCGATTTCCTCATCCGCAATCGCCAGCAGCCGCGCCTTTTCTTTACCAAGGCGCAGGATGTCGCGGACGGCCTTGTCCGCTTCGGTGTCGGTTTCGATGGGCGGCATTCCGCTCTCGCTGTCGGGCATGTCCAGCATGGCTGCTACCCTTTCCTCGATGGTCATGTGGTGTCCCTCCTTTATTTAATCAACGTCAAGCGTTGATTGTATCAAAATTTTCGGCAATAAAATTGATGTTTCGATACGGTATGCCGTACAGCCGCACCATTTTTTCGATCATTTCCGCGTCAGGCTTCGTCTTCCCGGTTTCGTACTTCCATACGGTCAGCAGGGCGCATCCCAGTTTTTCTGCGGCTTGGGCAAGGGTCAGCCCTTTGTTGACCCTCGCCGCACGCATCGAAATTTTCATCCTTTGCCATCCTCCGATTTCACTATTGATCGGCCTGTCAGCCATTTGCGCCCACAATCACGGGCGCATCCCATTCCAGCGCCGCCACCGCTTCGGCAGCCCTCCTGATGCTGTTCAAGTGCGCCCTGCTGTGGGACACGCCGTCCCCTATTTCGCGTTCGATTTCGTCCGCTTCGGCCCGCAACAAATCCTCGACGAAATCGATGGCACCCAGGATTTCGATTTCGCCTTTGATTCCACATCTGTTGGCAATGCGTTCTGTTTGCTCGTAAGTCATTTTCGACCCTCCTTGCGGGCATCCACGCCCCTTTTTCCCTATTATAAACAGTTGCTATATACATGTCAAGCGTTTTTTCTACAATATAGAATATTTTTTCTGCACCTACTCCACCAGTTCGTCCAGCGTCAGCCCCAGCACCGCCGCCACCGCTTTGATGCGTGATCGCGGCACCGGGCGCTGCCCGTATTCGATGGATTGAACCATGCGCTTGGCCACCCTGTCCGCGTATCCCAGGCGTTCGCCCAATTCGCGTTGCGTCAGCCCTGCAGCCAGCCGTGCGTCCCTGATCAGGTCAGCGGTTGCCATGTCAGCCCTCCACCGTGCATTTGCGGTATTCGGCCAGCGTCAGGCCCATGCAGTTGGCCGCAACGCGCATGGCTTCGGCCTTGCTTTTGCTTGCGCTGCCCAGCACCGGGATGTAGGCAAACCCCGTCTTGTGCGCGTACCATACGCCATCGTCAGTCATGGATACCGTGTACGTTCGTTTCATGTGTTACACCATGCGCTTTTCAGGCAGGATGTACCAGCCTAACATTTGCATGTCGGACGGGTCATCCCAGTCACACGCTTCGGATTCGTCCTCCGCGTCCGGGTTGGTGATATCCCAGTAAACCTTCAGCGCCGGGACGATGCCCCTGTCATTCGGCGAAGCGTCCGTGCGGATGCACATTGCCTCATAATGCGTTGTCGGCTTGCCCTCCCAGTCGGGCTTGCCGTTGGTCAGGTATGCGTCCTGCGTCAGCGCGTACCGCCACCCGCGATACATGATGTATCCATGCTGCTTGCCCAGTTCGGCGATTGCGCCCCTGACTGTCCATTCGTCAACCTGATCCATCAGTGCGTCCACCGTCATGTTCCACTCGCCCGCCAGCCGTTCAATTTCGGCATAGTCCACGATGGCCTCCGCGTCATTGTTGCAGCCCCACTTGTCCCAATTTTCGGGCCTGACCTTGTACATGGGTTTCATTGTCTTTCCCTCCTTCTTAATGGGTGCCGGGATATTGCCGTCCCGGCGCGGCTGTCGGTCACAGTCTGTTCGCCAGTATCGCCCGCGTGTATTTCGCAAACAGTTTTTCGGCCTTGTCATTGTCCTCATCGATCAGGGTGCGGGCCAGTTCCTTGCCGCGCTGTTCGTACTCGACTACATGGATGTGTCCGATGGGGGTTGCTATCATGTAGTGCCATACGTTGCGTCCGTTCACTTCGCTGTGCTGCTGCGTGTAGGTCTTACTTTCCATCGTGTCCATCGCTGTGTCTGTCATCCCCGTGTCCCCCTTTTCTTGTGATGCCTAATTATTGCACACAAACGTGTATCCTGTCAAAGGGTATTTTGCCCGATTTTGTGCAACCATGACAAAAATCAGCGGCTGTCCTTGTGCGGTTTTCGGGCAACTTTTCAGGGCAAATAAAAAAACCCACCCGCCGTAGCGGATGGGCGATGGGTGTAGGATGGTCAGAACTTGTCTTTAGTCAGGGGGTTGTTCAGCACGCCGAACGCAACCAGCGTCTGCAGCACGGCCCCGATCACGGCGTTGATGGTTTCACTTTGTGTCGGCAGAATGACCTCCAGCAGCACCAGAATGGACAGGATTTGCCCCGCCAAGGATGCCCACAATACGGGCGAATGAAAACGATTCTGCGTCATGGTATACCTCCAAGCAATTTTGTAACCATATACGTAATGCCCGCCGTCAGCAGGGTAGTCACCACCACCCATTTGATTTTGTCCAGGTTCTTTGATGGTTTGAGTTCGAGCAGATTGATTCTATTGCCGAAAACCTCAACCCTTGTGTCCAGATGTTCAACCTTTGTTGTCAAATTGCTGATCCCGTTCGCTAGCCTTTCGACTACAACCAATAGTTTTCTCTGATCTTTGACTTCGCGTTCGATGGTGTCCAGACGGCAAATGGCGGCGCGGGATCGCTCGTCATACGCGGATATCCGCTGCTCCAAATCCATGACTGCAGCGGTCAGTTGTTCTGTGGTCATGTCCCGCACCCTTTCGGCCAGATTCATGATTAACGTTTAAATTGTCCTGTAAGCGCACGGGCCGTGCCATTACCAATTTATCAATGAATGCCAACCAACGCGCCACAATGCATCCTGACGCGAATGGCGGGCATCAGGGCTTGTCCATTGCCTTTCGCAGCGCGTCTACCCAGTCAAGCACGCCCTGCGCGGCCTCAGCAATGCCCGCCAGACATTCGTCCACCGTGAACGCCTCGCCGTCATCGGGCGCGTCCTCGTCAGGCTCCCCGGCCATGTCCACCAGCAGCGTCCAGCAGTCAACGTCGCAGTAGTCTACCACGGGCAAGCCTTGCTTCTGCTGAAACTGCACCAGCGCCGCAAGCGTTTCCTTGCCAAAATCGCCATCCGCGCCGAATTTTGGCAGCGGGTATCCCAGCCGCATCAGCATCGCTTGCATTTCAGTCACCCTGCTGCCTTTGTCGCCATAAGACACGATTGCCTTTGCCATGTCGCCCCCGCTTTCTGTATAGTCTACGGCCTTCAGCCAGCCAATGTGCGTCCAGCCGTTTTTGATGGTTGACGGTGCAACCTTGCCCCTGCTGCTGCTTGCGTGAACCACCTCATGCCGCCCGCCCGTGTACCAGCCGACATGGCTTGCGTTGCCAAGCCCATCATCGTACCCAGGCCCGGATTCGCCCGCCCTGACGATGAACAGAACGCAGCCGCGTTCAGGCTTGTTGCCGCGCAATGGTTTTGTGATGGTACAGGCGTTGCGATACATGTCATTACTGCCGCGATAGGACATTCTGCCGCCCAACGTCCGCACCACATACTCGATCAGGCCCTGGCAGTCCAGCCCGCGCAAGTTTTCGCCGCCCAGCACATAAGGCACAGTCGGCCCATCGCATATGTCCATCGCCAAATTGGCGCAGTCATTTGCCCTTGGATTTGCCATTTTTCGCCGCCTTTTTCGCCGTGCATGTCCCCATGCCCCGGCCAGTCAGCGGGCCTTTCCCACGCGGCCCTGTGCCGTCAAAACGCGGCATATCAGTCCACCCCCGATGACAGCCCCAGCAGTTTCTCGATGGCCTCAACCCGCTTTTTGATTGATGCCGTGGTCGATGCGCCTTTGTCCAGCGCACCCCATTCCGCTTTTGCCGCGTCCTGACGCGCTTTCACGGCCTCAAGTTTCAGTTTGTTTTCTGGCTTCACAGTAGCACCTCCACGATGGTGTCCAGCGCGTCCTCCACCTCGCCCACCCTGCCCACAACAGTCGGCACGGGCGCGGGGGATTCGCCGTCGGGCGTTTCGATGTCGGCC